AGATTTCCGACCGTGTTTTCTTTTCTGGATGGACGTATAATATCCATAACAGGTGCTATAGCTGCACCAATTGCTCCGCCAATAGCTCCGAAATATCCGCCATTTTGGTTATTTGCAGTTCGGTTATTATTGTACGCAGTTGCTGACTTGATACCATAATCCGCTTCATGTGCCCAGTTACGACCAACTGCCGCCGCAGCCGAAATAGGTACTGCACCCAATTCAATATTGGTAGATGGCATATATTCGCCAGGAACATAGACTGCCGAATTGGCAAATCCGGCGCCTCCGGCATATTCCACCGCCGTTTCCGGTCGCGATACATTTCGGTCAATGGGCATGGCGTGTAATGTTTGTCCTTTGCCTACACCAGTGGTGGTGATATATCTTTCTGGTCCCATACTGAAATGGGTATCTGGACGGTGTTTCTCCATTTGACCAATCGAGCCTAGGTTGGTAACGCGGCTGATGGCGGGACCTTCGTGGCCAAATTGCATAAGCCCGGTGGCTTTTTGCTTGTTATCGACGCGGAGTTGGTCCGCCGTTTTTGGAAGCCATTGGTCTCTCATAGCCATACCTGAATTGAAGCCATTTGCACCCTCATTTGTATACCCTAGGCCAAGACCAGGTGCAACGCGTTCTTCTGCAAACGGCTTTACATTCGCCATACGTGTTCCTACATTGACGCGCGATTGCATGAAATCGGACTGGTTCGGTGCACCGTGTGCCCACTGATAGTTTTCTGAAGGAGTAAAAAGGGGGGCTTGTTCTCGCTTTATTTGGGTCTGAGAACCCGCTCCCATCATGTTGTCTAGTACACTTTCGTTCGAATTAGCATCTACATTTCTACTACGAATACTTCCGCCAAAATAAGGGACCATATTGTTATGGGTGTAATAACTACTGTCTACTTTTTGGCCAGTAAGTGAATAATAAGATGCATTCATCGGAGCATTGGATGGTAACGTAGTATCTGACATGTATTTCTGGTTTGTTTCCGGATTAAAATACTTGTCAGTATATACGTTTGGACTGTCATATCGATTTACTGTGGATAGTTTGGACGTTTTTTCCAATTCGGGGACTACTAAAAGATGTTCGTCTGGATAATTTTTATTGGGTATATTTGTATTTGGCAAATCATTGTTTATATTGCGAAAGTTCTCTTTCTCTTTTGGTTTCGTTTCTTGTGTATTCATTACATATAATGAGCCTAAAGCTATTAAAGGTATTGCGAGTTCCATAATCTATAATATTATATATATTCTATATAATATTATATATATTCTATATAATAACCAATTTTGCATTGAAAACCCGCATTCCTACATGTCCTCCTAAAGCCCATTATTTTGTTTGAGAACTTGTGGTATAACAGGAACATGATAGTCTTTTTCTAATATACGGGTTTGTATATTTTCGTAAAACCCTTTTTCTATGTTTACAGTTGGATTTAAAAAGGGTACTTCCCATCTCGTTTGTTCTAAATCTCTGTATATCCATGAAGGATGACTAGCGCGGCTTTCTTCAATGAATGGCTGTACCTTTTCATATGTTTTTTTGCTGCATTCTACTGCCCTATTTTGATAATTATTCAAATCTACATTATCTCGGCAAAGGCGGCGGGTTAACCCGCGTAAATCGCTCTCAATATTGACAGGATTCGTCATCATATTTGCACCCCATTTTTGCATACGGATTTGCGAATCTTCTAAATAAGGTAGATTTGAACCGGGGCCTGGTGTATCTAATGCATATCGTCCTGTATAAGTACTTATTTCTAATTCATATTTAATACGAATTGGGTCGTCGCGAAAACGTGTAAATGACATTATAGTTATAGTATAGTTATATTATAGTTAAAAAATAAAATAAGAAGAATGAATATAAACATATCGACATATGAAAATCATACACATGAATACGCCTAAATTAATGGATTGGGACCCATCTATTACATTTACACTTTCAAATGCTGCCCCTACATTATGTCTAAATATGATTGTAAAAAATGAAAGTAAAATCATAAAACGTCTTTTGCAGTCGGTAGTAGACATTATAGATAGTTATTGCATTTGTGATACTGGTAGTACGGATGAAACAATTGAGATTATTACTGATTTTTTCAAAAAGGCAGGAATTGCGGGCAAAATAGTGAGAGAACCTTTTCGCGATTTCGGATATAATCGTACATTTGCACTAAATGCATGTAATGGTATGCCAAATGCGGATTATTTATTGCTATTAGATGCAGACATGATTTTTCAATTGAACCCCGATATTTCTCCAAATACATTCAAAGAAATGCTAAAACTAGACAGCTATTGTATTTTCCAAGGGTCGGCCACACACTTTTACAAAAATACGCGGATTGTAAAAAATAATAGGGGTATTTCCTATTGGGGTGTTACTCATGAATATGTAAAATTGCCGGATGGGTGCACCCAGAGCACGTTTGAACGTTCAGTGGCATTTATAAATGATGTGGGTGATGGAGGTTCAAAGGCAAACAAGTTTGCTAGAGATATTGAATTATTACAGAATGGATTGAGAGAACATCCAAATAATGATAGATATACATTTTATTTGGCCAATTCCTATCATGATTCTGGACAATTTGATTTGGCTATAGAGTATTATCGCCGGCGTACAGAACTAGGTGGTTGGCATGAAGAACGATGGTATAGTTATTACCGTATTGGACTTTGCTTTGCAAAGAAAAGCGATATGCCAAATGCTATTCACGCATGGATGAATGCATATGATATTTTTCCGAATAGAGTAGAGAACCTGTATGAAATAATCAAATATTACCGAATGTCTGGTAAAACCACGTTGGCGTATGCCTTTTATGTTTTGGCAGATAATGCGCGCACTTTGCACCCGTCAAGGGATTACTTGTTTACGGACAAAGATTTATACGAATATAAATTGGATTTTGAATTATCTATTATAGGGTATTACACAAATCCCAATAACTATAATATATCCCATTGCTGCATTGATGTAGTAAACCACCCCTATGTTGATACTAATTCCGTATCCAATGTTCTCAGTAATTACAAGTTCTATGCGACCGCGTTATTGGCAAAATCCACCAATAAAATAGATTTTTCGGCACTGCATAATATCGGAAAATCGTTCGCCGAAGAACTCGCTGGATTTTATCCGAGTACTCCAACTATGTGTTTAGATAAAACGGGCAATACATTAACTGTTCTAAAACGCTATGTAAATTACAAAATAACGGAGAACGGCGGATATGAAAATCAGGAAAAAATAGTGACGAAAAACGTGATTTCGACATTTCGCCTAAATATGGGCGACCATAAAATAGAACCGACGGGAGAACCTGAGTTTTTATTGGATTATAACACTATTGTAGACAATGTATATGTAGGCTTGGAAGATGTCCGGTTATTTGAAACCGGTAACACCATATATTATAACTGCAATAGAGGTATTAATTACCACAATATTCGAGTAGAACACGGCATTTTAGACAAACCAAACAAAACCACCTACAATTCCGTTCTATTACAAAAGCAGGGTTCATCCGAAATAGAGAAAAACTGGGTGATAATCGATAAAAAAGACGGCGATATTTATTGTATATACAAATGGTACCCCTTGGTTATAGGTAAAATCGCAAATGACCCCCATACTACTGATGACATACCATCTATATTTCAAACCGTCCACGAACATCCCACCCCGGGATGTTTCAAACACCTGCGCGGTTCCACAAACGGTGTTCGCATTGGCGACGAAATATGGATTATGGCACATACAGTGAGTTATGAGGACCGCCGATATTACTACCAGATGTTTGTCATTTTAGATGCAACTACCTATATGCCAAAGAGATATACTCCCTGGTTTACATTTGAAAAGAAAAAAGTGGAATATTCATTGGGATTTGTTTATATGAAGGATTTAGACAGTTTATTGATTGGGTATAGTTTAATGGATTGCGAAACCAAATACATGACTGTTGACAGGAGTGAGATATATGACACTATGATTCCGGTATGATGTTGCATTTAGCAATTTTGCATAATCCATATGTTTTTCGGTGCCATTGTGTTATACCGTGAGTTTCAATACCGTCGCGGTGTTGTTTTGTCCCATATCCCATGTTTTTAGCTAGACCATATCGTTCCTGTAATAGAGGATATCTATGACACAATTCTTCCATATAGGTATCTCGCTCATTTTTTGCTAATATACTTGCTGCTGCTATACAAGTATATTTGTTATCACCTCCTTCTATCGTTTCGTGTGGTATTTCGCGCATTATATTGATGTTTTCATCGAATACCATATGGGGTGTAAAATCATTCCCGTCCACTAAAATCATATAATCTCTTTCAAATGTGTCTCCCGATGTATCTGGTTCTCTCTCTTTCAATTGGGCAATCACTTGTTTGGCACATTCGTGCATTGCCATCAATACAGATTGACGAATATTAATAGCATCTATTACACTGGGTTCCACATATTGTATATGCCAAGCCATAGCATTGGCCTTTATGTAATTGGATAATTCCTGTATTTTCTTGCGCGATTTAATTGTTTTAGAGTCGCGCATTTTTTCGTGTTGAAATGTATCGTCTTTAGGCAATACAGTTGCTGCTACATATAACCTACCAAATAGGGGACCTCTTCCGGCTTCATCAATACCAATCTCAAAACGGTTGATTGCATCATATATTTTCGACAAATGTGGGAGTTTAGACATATCTACAGTTATGCATATATACTTTATGCGAGTTCTTTTTTCAATTTTTTACCACATTTTTCGTCTTTATAATATATATAGTATTTATAAATAATGAAACTAACACCGTTTTTGTTATTTTTGTTGTTGATAGTTATTTTAGTTATAGCTGTGACTACATTGAAAAATCCAATTAAATCGCCAGAAAAAGAACAAGAACAGGAAGGATTTGTACAATTTAAGGCAAATGTTGTTCCTCAAAAAGAAGTGCAAATACCGGCATATTCTAGTAAATCGGTTGTGAAATTATATGACAACTTGTTTTTTGATAGAACAAATGCAAATGTTATAGAGGTTTGTTCTTCTGAGTTTAAGGGAAATATTAATTCTAACTATGTCATTACAAGTGGTATTGTGGATTTTACTGGAAAAACTGTATCTGAAATTAACGTGCAAACACGAAATGGGGCTACTAAAAATTACCCGGTTAATGGATCTACTATTATAAAAGAATCTGAAGAAAGTAAAATACCCTATATTACAAGTTCTTATAAAGCAAACCCCCTTTATACCACAACGTGCAAAAATACTGGGTCATATCAAATGTTTTACATACCGTGGAATACAGATACTTATATACACGGAATACAACTAACTGACTCGCCTAGTTCTCCTAATGCAAGTTCATTCAATCCAAAAAATGTGTTTACTTATAGTATTCCATCGGATACCACCAAAAATATAAATGCATCATTGTATAGTGATAAGTTTGTTACTATAACCCCTACGGGTGAACCTAGTTCTGCCGGAAATAATGCAATGGCAATGGAGCCATTGTATAGTTCGAGTATACCGGTATATCAATTAAGTGCAGATGTGAAATACAATATTAAAAATGGAGACCTTATTGTCAACTCAGGTAACACTATTTTGGTATATGACCGAATTGGTAAATCTACAACATATACATCTCCCCCGAGCAACGTATCTACGAGCGTAAATGTGGTGTCTTTTGCACCTTGGATTATAAATAATAGCACAAATACAATACAAATACTATATGTTCAATCTGAGAAAAATACATTAGTTGCACTATTTCGTTCGGATAATATTGGACGATATGTTCTCATGAATTATGGCCTTTTTAATGAAACTGGCGTGGCCGGTGGAAGTAGTGCTCCGGCTATTCCTGGCGTAACGGCTATTCCTGGTATTCAGGCTATTCCTGGTATTCAGGCTATTCCTGGTATTCAGGCTATTTCTGGTATTCAGGCTATTCCTGGGGTAACGGCTGTTCCTGGTGCAACGGCTATTCCTGGGGTAACGGCTATTCCTGGGGTAACGGCTGTTCCTGGTGTAACGGCTGTTCCTGGTACAATGGCTGTTCCTGGTGTAACGGCTGTTCCTGGTACAATGGCTGTTCCTGGTGTAACGGCTGTTCCTGGTGCAACGGCTGTTCCTGGTACAATGGCTGTTCCTGGTACAATGGCTGTTCCTGGTACAATGGCTGTTCCTGGTACAATGGCTGTTCCTGGTACAATGGCTGTTCCTGGTGTAACGGCTGTTCCTGGTGCAACGGCTGTTCCTGGTGATCCGGGGTTTCTAGGTAGTTCTATTGGTCCTGGTTATTATGGAGAACTTTATTTTGATAGTTTACTTGCACCATTAGTAAACCAAACTGCTCTATCTGATTATTACAAATGGTATTGGTATTGGAATAGTTCTAGTCCTGGTGCAAATATGGGATACTCAGACAATTATATGTTAAAAACACAAATCGTTCCTCCGGTATGCCCAAGTTGTCCATCCGCTAGCTGCGGAACATCCGGCTCTAGCTCTGGTTCCAGTTCTAGTTCTGGTTCCAGTTCTAGCTCAACCAGTGCGGATTCTAAAAATGTAGATGTTTCCGGAAATGTGGTGTCTAAAACCGTGGACGGTGCAGGAAATGTGATAACTAAAACCGTGGATGAAGCAGGAAATGTGATAACTAAAACCGTTGATACTGCAGGAAACCTAGTGTCTAAAACCGTTGATACTGCATCCAATTTGTTGACATCCGGTGCAACTGGTGCATCCAATTTGTTGACATCCGGTGCAACTGGTGCTACCAATTTGGTGACCTCCGGTGCTACCGGTGCTACCAATTTGGTGACCTCCGGTGCTACCGGTGCTGCCAATATGTTGTCATCTGGGGTAAGTGGTGCTGCCAATATGTTGTCATCCGGTGTATCCGGTGCGGTCGATTTGGTGAGAGATGCAGGTTCGGGAGCGGTTGGTCTAGTGGGTAAAACGCTAGATACTACGGGTAATGTTTTAGGAAGCCTTACGCGCAATAATTCACAAGGCAACAGTTATTCACAGGGCGGAGCAGGTGCATATTATGGAGGGCTAAACAAGCCCATGGGAGGTGGATACCAGGCACCTGGGTTCTCGCAAGGCAACCCCCCAAATGATAACTATTCCTATTATGGTGCATTGCCACCAAAAGGTTCTGACTATATCCCCATTACTGCGGACTTTAGTGCATTCAAAAAATAATGTGTATATTGTCTCACCATATTCACTTATTGTCTAGCTATGTGATGTGATGCCCCTGGGAATCACAACACAAGACCAGCCATTATTGTTTACTCTTCGGCCATGGCACGCGTTTATTGTTCAAAAAATCATATTCATATCCAAGTTCTGCCATTCCTACTGTATACGGAATATCATATCCTATGTCTTTCTCTATTTTTTTTGCCCATGGTCGGTTCACGCATTGTTTCCATGGATTAGCACATTGTTTCCATGGATTAGCACATTGGTTCCATGGATTAGCACATTGGTTCCATTGCTTAGCACATATACAAAATAAAGACGAGTGTATTTTACGCATATTAGTACAGATATATATAGATATAGTTATATATAAAGTACTGTTTATATGCTATTCGTTTCTAATAAAATGGGTGGGTACAATTTATGCTTTTTCTATTAAATAGCATAAATACAAACAAAAATGAATAGTATGGCACATACAATAAATACAATTTTAAATAGGGATACAATTGCAAATGAAATAAAAGAAAACCTGTTGTCATTTGAAGAAAACTGTAAAAATATCAATTACAAAAAGGGGTTTTATATCTATGGTTCTCCCGGATGTGGAAAAACCCACTTTGTTATACAACTATTAACCGAATTGAATTACGATATTATCAAATATGATGCCGGCGATGTGCGTAATAAATCACTCATTGATACTATTACAAGTAATAATATGAGTAATCAAAATGTTCTCCAAATGATGTCTAGAACCAGGAAGAAAATCGCCATAGTAATGGATGAAATCGACGGGATGAATAATGGCGATAAGGGTGGTATTACATCACTTATTAAACTCATACGGCAAAAAAAGACAAAAAAACAAAAGGCAGAGAGTATGACACTGAACCCCATTATTTGCATTGGGAATTATTTCGTCGACAAAAAAATAAAAGAGCTCATGAAAGTGTGTAATACATATGAACTAAAAAACGCCACGTCCACACAGATATCTACCATTTTAGACAATCATTTACCTACTTTACCCGGCGATATTAAACCCGATTTAATAAAGTACATACAGGGAGACATGCGTAAACTGGCTTTTGTGGAAGAAATCTACCGCCTGAAACCGGAAATACTACAGAAAGATACTATCGACCGTATTTTCCATACAAAATCATTCAATGAAGATTCGAAAAAAATAACGCAGTCTCTATTGTCTTCCTATATACCTATAGATAAACACAATGTGTCTATGAATGAAACCGACCGAACAATAGTTGCACTTTTGTGGCACGAAAATATCGTGGACTATTTAGCGAAAATAGATACACATGTATCTTTCCCATTTTATTTGAAAATATTGGAGAACATGTGTTTTGCGGATTATATCGACCGTATAACATTTCAAAACCAAATATGGCAATTCAATGAAATGAGTTCTCTCATTAAAACATTCCACAATAACAAAATGTATCATGACCAATTCCCTATTGCCATAGAACATCCTAACCAAGATATACGATTTACAAAAGTATTAACTAAATACTCTACGGAATATAACAATTCTTTATTTATTTTTGGGTTGACACAGACCCTAGATATGGATAAAAAGGACTTGATTTCGTTTTTCCAGGAATTGAGACTGTTTTATGGTACGAACTTCTATAATGAATATGAAAAGATAAATGAAATTGAAAAACTTTTTGAGACATACGGAATGAATAAATTGGATATTAAACGTATGTATAGATATTTAGACAAAAATGTGAAAAAGGATGCAATTGTAGAAGAGGATGACGACGAAACGGAGAACTTATAGGTTTCTCTTTAATGTCTGACCGTATGGATTAAAAATCCATATGGTCAGCATCATGCTGTTTGTATGGACTATGATGCCCCGGGGTATCAGTCCACTCAACCAGAC